CACGCGAGATCTTATCGTTTCCTTTGCCCGGCGTATACTCTGACATCGGAATTCCCATCTTTCTCATTTCATAGATCAATGGAGCACCTGCGGCTCGCTTCTCAACGATCAATGTGTCGGGGTCATATTCCTTCCAAAGCTCATAAGCTTTAGCTTTCAGATCCGGAAACTCCAAACGAGCCTTATACGCATCCAAAAGAATAATATTTGGACGCAGATCGCCGTGTTTGTTGGGATGTTGGAAGATTCCCCACGTTGTACAGGCTGAATAGTCGGCTCTGTTGTTCTTTTCAAAGGCAGTGTCCCAAGATTGGATGATGTATTCAACCGTTGGGGGTCTGTCTTCTTCCCAAATCCGCCACTGATCTCGTTTAATGATCGCGCCTTCTTCTGAAGTGGGGTTTTGTTGGTATTGAGCCTCCCATTTGGAGACAGGAAGTTCAGATCTAAGGGCTTCGAGGGCAGGTTTAGACCAAAACCCGGGCCACAGAGGGTTCCCGTTGGGCATAATTGCCGGAAAATCAATGACTTCCCACTGATCTACGCCATCTTTAGCCGAATTTTTCAGAATTTGACCGGTCAGATCCCTCTTAGACCACCGAGTCATTACAATAATGATGGCTCCGCCCGGCTGTAGACGCTGACGAGGGCCGGAAGTGAACCACTCATAGACATTATCAAAGACTGCGGGGTTAGCCTGCTTGGCTTCCTGCTCAGAATGTGGATCGTCAATGATTAAGAGATCTGCGCCCTTACCTGTAACAGCGCCGCCAACACCGATAGCGAAGTAATCGCCACCCATATTAGTGTTCCAACGACCTGCGGCCTTTGAATCACTTGATAACTTCGTCTGAAAAACCTTTTGATACGGCTCTGATGAAACAAGATTCCTAACCTTCCTTCCGAAGCCCGTCGCAAGTTCTGCGGTGTGGGCAGTCTGAATAATCTTTTTATGGGGAAACTTCCCCAAGAACCACGCAGGTAAAAGGAAGGAAGCAAACTCCGACTTGGTATGCCTAGGCGGCATGTTGATAATCAATCTCTTGAGTTGCCCATTGGCAACTCTCTCAAAAGCATCCGCCATGATCTTGTGATGAGACCCCGAGATAAAGATCGGCCACATCTGCGTCACAAAGTACAGGAAGGATTCTTTGGACTTCTCAACCTTGTCCATCCCTAGAAGCAAACTTATCTTATGCCGCTTAGCTGCGTCAGTCTTTGGGTCATCCAAAGCTTTGAGATAAGAAGTTAACTCTGCGTGGCTTAGTAAGCTCATAAGCCTGCCACCACTCTCGCAGAACTGTCCACCAATCTAATGGCATGAAACTTATAGGGTCTAGTTGTCAAATGTCCATCCTGCTTTAAACGATGCACAATTCTATGGATATTGGACTTGGACTTCAATCCTATACCTTTGGCAATAACTTCATAAGACGGCGGCACGCCGTGCAACCTTACGTAAGCACGGATAAATTCCAACACTAACTTTCTGCGTTCAGTCATATGGGGAAGCACTGCCCAAACAGGCGACTAAGCTGTAGGTTCGGTCGTCAACCGCAATGCACCCCCATATAAGCCCTAGGGATTCCACCTAGGCCCACCTCGCTTTAACGTCTGCGTGTCCAAGACAATGATGGTGGCATCCATCATGTTTGTAGTTTAAACGCAAATACGAACGTTCGCAAGTGTTTAAACAAAAATATATATACCCCGGGGGTGTTTGATTTGGAAAGACATGGGGGGGTATTCCTATGGATGTATTTGGGAGAGTGGATTAGAGCGTAAAGGCCGACGGGGTGTCAGCCACGCACAAGTGGGGGTCGGGGGCGGGTGGGGCACGCACAGGCGCATCACGCATTATCACCCACAGGCACGGCATCGTTTAAACGCAGTGACGTGATCTGCACATCGTCTACCGATACCAGTTGTCCCTTGAGAAGCTTGAGGTGTCCTGCCAACTCTCGCTTCAATTGGTCTGCAGTGATTGGTGCTTTGTCCTGCACTTCCATAGGTGTAAACAGACCACAGGCTTTACCCATTAGTTCGAGTGCTTTTAATTGAGTGCCCTCTTGCTTGCCCGCTTTACTGAGTGCAAGCAGTCCCTTCAGCACATACCTCTTGGATGCCACGATGTCTTCAATCAGGTGCTCGACTGTCTGTCCCCAAGCATCCTCGAGTGCCGCCTTGACCCTTGGGTCTTTCATTAGTCTATTAGCACTTGCTGATATAGATGCATCTGATCCTGTGTCATTCTGAAAGGCTTCCCTGTAGGCTTGCCTGAGTGAAAGCCCTCTGATAACACCCTGTACGAACCTGTGCTGAGAGATGGTCAACCCTTTGCCTCTTCTATGGTCACTCCCTACAGGTCTACCATCTATTCTCTTCTTAGGTTTCTCTGCGAGATGAGCCATCCGTTCCGCTTCGCTCTTGCCTGCAAGCTCCGACTCTTGAATGTCTGCGTCCCACTCCTCCTCCGCTTCTTGAACTGCCTCTACATAATCTGATCGCTTAGTCTGATTCATACGCACCCCATCTATTTTGTGACTGAACAGTCTACATTCTAAACACTACGTCCAACTTCTGCACTGTTCGTATTATTAAGTTACCCACAGGTTGTTATCCACAGGCTATCCACACCCCTAACTTATCCACAGGGTTATACATTTGTTATACATGACTTATACAAACGACCCAAAAAAGCCCAAAAACTAGGGAAAACCCGATGCCATTTAAACGGCTTCTAAGGCACCTAGGAGCGTCCGTTTTCCAAAGTGGCTACCCTACCCTTGGTTGCCTCCCGTTCGCGTCTCCTGAGCGTTTTTCACCATTTTGGTGCATTAACTTTAGTACTACTTTTTGCAGTGCACGCAGTGAATACTTTGTAGTTCAAAACCACACAGAGCACACATCTAATATAGATACAGTCAAAGCCCGTTGAAACCAGTTGATACCCCTTGATGTAATAACCCTACAACTTAGTCAACTAAATATTAAATAGTTTGACGCACACTATCGTTTTGGGTTTACAATCACTGCACACCGCTTTTGGTGTGTTTAAACAGAGGTCAACATGGCAATCTATACCGACTACACAAAAGAGTTCAACCCTGTATCAGCTTGGGTGAAACTCACTCTCAAAGACAAGCAAGCCGCTTTTGCTAAGGAACCCAATGCCCTCAATTGGAACCTGTGCCTCAAGGCAATGTACGTGCACCAACAGTTCAAGTTTGCGGTTCGCTCCGTGACTGTAGATCGCGAAGCCCTGAGTCTTGCCCTCGATCATGCACCTATCGGTGATTGGGCAGACATTATCAGCCGTGCTACTACAGGCATGACTGTGAAGGAAGTGCTCGGCACATCCCCCGTCTATACCCTCTGAAAGGCACACCATGTACACCGCACAAATTGACCGCCACGGCAATGTGATTGTCTGCAAGGGTGCAGTCGAGCGCAACGGCTATCAGATTTTCCATTGGGGCACGTACAACGACTGCTTGACCCGCAAGGTCAGCCCTGCCATCGAGCAACCCTCCCGTTGGCATACCCGTGCCAATGGTCAACCCCTCGATACCGAGGAATGAATTTTGACTGTGATGCCTTGCGAGTCAGGGCATTGCAGTAGGAATTTCCCTACTGTTTTTGGAGACCATCCATGACCCTTGCTTCTATCCATGCCAACCGCGAGGATTGGCTCAATGCCGCAGTTGAGGAACTGCGTCCATCATTCTCAGCCAACGGGCATACCCTGCCTGACGCTATCCGTGTGTCCTGTGCCCTGCCGTCCAATGCTAAGCGTTCGGGTGCCATTGGCGAATGTTGGGCAGACACACAGTCAGGCGATAACCACTATGAGGTGTTCGTTTCCCCTACATTGGCTGAGCCGTCCCGTGTGTTTGATGTGCTGATCCATGAGTTGTGCCATACCGCCCGAGGATGTATGAATCACGGCATCAATTTTCAGCGTCTTGCCTCTGCCATGCTCTTAGTCCCTGCGGTGTCATCATTCAAAGCCACTGTCCAAGCCCCCACTTTTATGGGTGCTTATGCCCCGATCCTCGAGGGTCTCGGTGTCTATCCCCATGCCGCCCTTGACCTGTCGATTCGCAAGACACAGGGCACTCGAATGCTCAAGGCATTCTGCCCCTCATGCGGCTACACCATCCGTCTCACTGCCAAGTGGGCTTATGACGCACATGGTGACGTGTGCTTGCCAACCTGCCCCTGTGGCGATGACTTCACCCTGTAAGGACTAAGACAATGAACCTCAAAGACATTTCCCTCGAGATCTCCCGCATCCCCGCCTCTGTGGTGCTCGGTGCGCACGACAAGTACATTGCCTCGGGCGTGACTGTCGGCAAACAACAAGCCGTCTCTGCCCTCGCTCAAGCAGTGTTTGACGGGGTCATCACAGTTGCTGACATCAAGTCAGCCCCTCAATTAGCCCCTAGAGTTGCCGCAGTGACCCCTGTAGTTGACCCCTTGGTTCAAGCCACTGCGAATGTTGCATCACGTGCCGAAGGCACTGCGCTCGATGCCCTGCGACTCGGGTACAAGGTTGAAGGTGTGGTGAAAGAGTTGATCGAAGAGGTGACCAACCTTGCCAAGCGTGCCCCTGCAACCCTCGATACCTCAGCGATTCAATCACAGGTGACCAAGGCAATTGCTGATGCGTTTAAACCCTTTGCTGACGCAGTGACTGCCTCGGGTGCTCAGGCGGTGATCGGCAACATGGTTTCGGTTTCCAAGATTGACCGCCAATCATGTGAGGACGTG